TCCGGGGACCCACAACGTGGTAAAGGCGGTTTCCTGTGCCGTTTGCGTAGGTGCTGCTGTCTGAGGAATCGTTGATTCCGCTGAACTGGGTGAACACCGCTGTAAAAGTCGGTCCACCAATCGCAGTGAAGCTTACTTCGTACTGCGCCTTTGTAATCGGACGTAAAATAGCCATGATAACACCTCCTTAGTATTCCTGTATCAGGACAGGATGTCGGTGATCATCGCGCCGGAACCGATAAGACCAGTAGCACCAAGACCCACGAGGTTAACCACACGCTCAACGGTGATTTCAGCGCGGACCACACGACGCTCACGGATGTAGTACTCAGGACGAACGGCAGGGGTGCCGGTCAGCTGGTAGGTGTAAGCGAAGGCAGGGGTAGCAGCGTTAGCGCCACCAGCAGGCATCACGGAGTCCGAAGGACCATTCGGGCTGTAGAACAGCAGGATGCCGTTCTCAGGGAACACAGGCATCAGCTGGCCGTCAGTGGCCAGGTAACGACCCTCAGCCACACGCAGACCGCGCTCGAGACCGAAGTAACGGGCCAGCATGTCGGTGTCGATGCTGTCGGCGGTGGTGTACTTGATGCGCTCAAGGATCGCCTGGTTGGTCAGCAGCTGGTCGAACACAGCGGTGCCAACAACCATGGAGTTGGGGCGGATGCCGATCTGGTTAGCGACGGAGCGCTTCAGGGTCAGCACGTCTTCGATCGGGTTCGAAGTCAGGGAGGACCAAGCGGCAGGACCAGAAGCAGTGCCGTAGGCAGTGTTGAAAGTGGTCCAGCTGGTGAAGCCTAGGCCGTCCTGGGTGCCAGCACCGGTGTTGGGCTCGTAGGGGTTGTAGGTACCGGTTACGGTAACAGCCTGAGATACGGTGTACTCATAGGCGTTCATCAGGCGGGACATTGCGTTGCGAGTTTCGATCGCACGCAGGTCAACCTGAGCGGGGCCTTCACCGGCGTTCTCGATGACTTCTTCCGGCAGTTCCCAAGCCACCACTTCTTGCTCGAGAGCATAGGGCTCCGAGTCGTAACGGCTCTGAACGTAAGGAATGTTGGTGCCATATGCACGACGGAAGTCGTTAATGGCGAATTGCTCCTTGCCGAAGCGCAGAATCCGGCCAGCACGGGTCGGGGTGTCTACCACGGGGGCAATAAAGTTGGCGATGTTAGTCGCCGGGAGCATGAAACCTTGAGCGAGCGTAGTCAGAATGGGGTCTACGCCAGCATAGGTCTGTTGCAGGTTCATCATGGGAGGAAATCTCCGAAATCTTTGTCTTCAAATGTGTGCACACAGGGCTGGGACTTACTGCGGATAACCACAAGCCCAGCCTTATGTTAGTTAGCTATTAGGCGAAGCTTACGAGCACGAGGTTGCGACCGCCGATGGTCACGATCTCGCGGATCAGGGGCTGAGTGCCATCCATAGTCACCACAGTGCCGCCCAGGCTGGCCTGGCCAGCAGGGTTGATAGCGAGCTGGGCGTTCAGGTTGGCGCTGGTGAAAGGAGAAGCGGGGTCGTTCTCAATCAGCAGCAGGCCGGAGGTAGCCACGGTCAGCTGGCGAGCGGTGTAAGGCTGAGCCAGAGCGGTAGGCATGTAGGCTTGGTTCACACCTACGATGGTGTTCACTCCGCCAGGGGCTGCGAAGGCATCGGGAGCGGCAGCGTAGTTAGGACCAGCCCAGGTGGCGTAGCTCACAGCGCGGAGTTCGCCGATTTCCACGGTACCGATTGCACCACCTTGGGTGTCAACGGGAGCTTCCCAGGTCTCAGCGTAGCGGATGTACTGTTTTCCGTAAATTGGTGCAGAGTTTACTGCCATGTTTTTATCCTCAAAAAATAGATGGACTTCAAATAGTTTTCACTGAGAATGGTTTTGAGAACTCAGTAGAATGTAATGGGTTTTACCCTAACGGTATTCCAGATAACAGCGACAACGATCGTAGCATCGGCAACCCTTACCGGGCATGGGCATTTCCCCGATAGGGACCCATCCCTGGGCGTCATAGTTGCGGCAGTCTACGCACGTTTTCTTGTCTTCCCTGGCCACCCTTCTCATTTCCTTGTAACCTTGATCCTGTGCAACCATGTACTGGCCTAGGTTGTAGAAGGAGAAGGTGGGTGTAGCCAGGTAGCGGGATACGCGGTCGGCCAAAGCTGGCCAGCTTCTTCCTTGTGCCCGTCGTTGCGAAGCTTCTTCGGCACCTTCCTCATTTGGGTCGATACCGGCGATTTCGTCAACGCCGAGGTCGATGGCTCCGGGGACAGCCCCGAGGAGATTGTAGTCTGCAAAGTCTACGGTTTGATCTCCCAGGCGCAACACGCCAGAGTCAATGTATTCTTTAGTCTCTGCTAAAAACTTTGTGAGAGGCGGGAGCATGTCGCCCACGATAATGGGCCAGCATTTCTCCAGCTTCCGGTCGGTTTTGTCGTCTTTGATGCCCAGGATACAAGCGGCAAGTGCAGAGATGAGAGTGCGTTCCAAGACTGATCTCTCGTATTCATCCCACCTCATTAACTTGTCGCGTAATCCCTTCACTAGGCCAAGGGACTCTGCCTTCATCCTATCCTCAAGACGGGGCTGCTCTTTGTATTTTCGAGCTAGAGTTTTGGCCTGTTGCATGTAGTCATCGCGACGCTTGGTCGCCATTCCGACGAGAGTTAGGAGATCCATCGAGGGTCCCTCGCTATGCGTCGAACTTGACTTTGGCCTATTCCGAACCTTTCAGCGAGTTCGGATACATTTCCGTTGGTTCCGTTCTGTTTCCCGGGCACGTATTCTTGGGCTATAATCCGACGCTCAGCGTCAGTCAGTTTTGCCCTTCCATTCCGTTCTCCCGGAAGTCCAGCAGCGTTTGGGTTGTTTTCGCCGGTAATGTCGTGGTGACGACCTTCTGCCCAAGCCAATGTTAGTCCGGCAGAGATGTTGGCCCGATGACTCTGGCTGGCTTTCTTGCCGGTTCGTGACCGGGACATCTTAGCTATGGACTCCTCTGAGAAGATGAATCCAACCATTCCCTCGCCGCCATCTGTGTAGTTGCGGAGAATACCTGTACCGGTGTTTTTTCTGCCGAACACCGCGATCATATAGATCTCGTGTCGAACGCTTTCCTCGTAAGAGAGTCCGGTTTTTAACATTAGAATCCGTCCTCTGGGGGGAACTTTCACGAAGTGCCCCGATTGCTGGAACGCTCGGCGTTCCTTACCTCGGCCAATGTAGTAAGGAGTACCGTCTAGGCGAAGGTAGGCGTAGGTGTAATAGTTTTTACTCATAAAAGTTATCATAGCCTACCTCGCCCAGTGGTAAATCAAGAGGAGAACATCGTCTTCTTGAGTGCTTCGACATAGTCAGAACACTCGCCCGACTCCACAAGCTTCAACGCCTTGGCGTGAGGATCGAGATCCTCTTCGGCGTACTGGAAGGTGCCGCCGGCAACTTCACCGAAGGAGACCATCGGAGGAAGCTTGCTCAGCAGGGCCAGCAGCTTGGTAGCGGCAGTTTCGCCCTCGGAAAACTCGAGAGTACCAAACTCCAGACCTTCCACATAGGAGAGAAGCTCCTGCTCGGGCATGATGCCGTCAGTCAGGCGACCTTCGGTATACATGTGACCGATTGCCTCAGCCATCTGCATCCGACGGAAGTTCATCTTCTCCATGCGGTTGCGGTTCTCAAGCTCGGCGTACTTTTGCTTGAGGTTAGCCAGCTCCTCGGCCATTTGCTGAATGCCCATACCCACGGGGCGAGCTTGGCCCATGGAGCCCATACCGCCGTACTCGTTGCCCATGGGGCTTACGTTCGACAGGTGGTCGCTGTAACCGCAGTGGTCGGTGCTGTACTCGTTGTAGGACTCTTCGCCCTCGTCCACACCGTCGTCGCCTTCGCCTTCCTCATAAGTGGAACCGAAGCCGGTCTTGGTGTAGGGGTCTTTCTTCTCACCATGCTCCTCAGCATAGACACCACCGGACTTTTTGACTTTCTCGTTGGGGCCACCCTGGAAGTCGCCACTGAGATTGTTCTCGCCGTGCTCAGCACCACCGGTTACGCCACTGGGGCCAGTGATTTCAGCAGGATCGTCAACCTCGTCCATGGCGCCGGGGGTCAGCACTTTGCCTCCAGCTTTCTTTTCGCCCCTGTAGGACTCAGCATAGGCACCTGAGGGTCCAACCACTTCAGCGGGGTCATCGGTGGTGTCCATGCCACCAGGGGTCAGCTGCTTCTCTTTCGAGGGTTTGCCAGCACCTTCGCCGTGCTCAACCATTTTGCTGCCTTTCATCGACTTACGGGCGATTGTTACACCGTCTTCTCCCGTCATTTCGTCGGCTTCTGGCTCAGCAAAAGCGGGAATGGAACCGCCCTTAACTGCTTGGCGACCCTGGCTGGAAGTTTGACGCAGAACGCGCATGTCTTTGTCGTTCATGACATTGGTTGTCTGAACGGCGAAAACCTCGTCGTCGGGCATTTCTTCCGACTCAGTCGGCATCTTGGTCTCGGTCTCATCGCGACCGTAGGGGTCGGTGCCTTTGGAGGTTTTGGGTGCATTCACACCGTAATCACCAGCGCCAGCATCGTATTGGTCCATGTTGGTGGTTTGATCATAACCATCTTCTTGACCAGCCCAACGGCTTTCTCCGTCGGCGTTTTCTTTGGAGGCCTTGGCGGTCTTCCGGCGATCTGCCTCTTGCTCACCGTTCTCTGCGGTGTTCATGCGGTCGTTGTCTTGCTCGCTGCTCTTGGCGGTCTTAAAGCGACCGGTCTCAGCGCCAGCGTCAGACTTACCGGTCTGCATGCGGTCAACGTACCCGTCGGAGTTAGAGCGGGCGGTTTCATAACGACCGTTCTCGTCTTCGGCGTGGTCAGCTGAGCCGGGGCCACCATCACCACCGTGGCGCTTTTGAACGCCACTGTCGGTCATGTCATCCTCAGAGTGCTTAGCCTCTTTAATGAGCTCGTCTTCCTCTTTACCAAAGCGTTTTACTTCTTTGGCCTCTTCGCCCTTACCTTCCTTCTTCATGCGCTTGGCTTCGAAGGCGCGGTCGGCGGCGGCTTTACGCTCATCGGTAGATTCTTTGTGTGCCTCTTCGTAGACGTTCTCTACTACTTGCATCACTTGGCCGTGGGCACCTTTGGCGTGCTTCCGGCTGATTTTTCCTTGTTCCATAAATTCCTCTTCCGGAAATTGAGTTTCGAGGTCAGCCGTCTGCTGAGCGATTTCAGTTCCTTCGCGACCCGCGTGTTTGGTGGATTCTTTGAATTGGGGAGCGTCTGGGTTAGCCATTTGAGCGGCTTCGGGTTGTTCCGTCACGGATGACGCAGCAACATCCACCAGTTCCTCGGTAGGTTGTGACTGTTGGTTGCCTTGGAGTTCTTTTACCGCACTCGACACGTCCTGGCGGACTTCATCGAGCTTCTCGCGAAGCATCTCCAAAGGGCTCTTTTCCACGATAAGCGTGGGACCGAGTTCCTCATCGAAGATGTCAGAGGGGGCGAGAGCCACAGCGAAGTCAAAGACTCCGTCTGCCTCCGAGAATGAGAAGGGCTCAAGTCCCTTCACGGCCGGAGGCGAGGCCCCCAGCAAGGCGAGGTGACGAGCGCTCCACTTCCCTTTGTGGGGGTTGATGGCGCTGTCGGGTGAGTAGAACGAGATGGAAACCTTACGGTAATGCCCATCCTTCACTAGGTTCTTGGCCGTGTCCGTAAAGGCTACGTCCGCGTAAAGGCTGCCGCCCTGCTTGGAGAATCCTTGAATCCACCCATAAGCTGGCAAGCTGTCATTGTCACCTGCGTGTCCAATGACTAATGGGGCTTCGTGAATCGAAGGATTATAGGTTTCCACCACCTGCTGGAGGTCTTTGTCAGAGAAGTTTCTCTGGACCCCTTGTGCAGATGTCTGGTCACCTGCCTTGAAGACGTGAATGCGTTTTGTGAACACAGTGTTATTTGTGACCCATTGTTCAGTTTTTACCCTACTTTCTATCCATCTCTACCGCTTCGTCTTCGGTAATGATTTGATTGCCGAAAGGTTTCTCGGGAGACTCATCCCCAAGGCCCCCTAGAAGTTTTTCAATCTCCTCGTCCGTCATCCATTGTTCGCTATCTGGCGGTGCCTTTGCGGCCGCCTGGGAGGCTTCTCCCCCCAGTTGCTCTTGGGCGGTAGGGGTGCTCATGGTTTCTGTCTGAGACTCCTCGGGGGTAGCTCCTGCCGGTTCATCCATAACATTGGCCGCAGCGTTCAGATCCTGGGAAGCCGCTTGTTGCTGTTCAGGGGTTGGTTGACCCCCACCGAAAATGTTACCGAAAAGATCCTGGTCTTCCTCTGGGTTGAACTGTGTAGGCTTCTCTTCGTCTTCGGCCTGCTTTTCTTCCAGCTCCACGCGGAAGTGACGCTCAATCCACTCTTTGCGAGGGGTGTAACCTGACTGGATCAGCAGGGAGACATCCGGCATTGAGAGAGGGGACTCTTCAATGCGGAACTCACGAGTGAGGACGGGGGCCGCAACATCTACGCCGAAGTTAAGGTCCACAATCCAGCGGATCAGGGTTTGAGTCAGAGTCTGGGACAGCATCTCGGAGATTTCGCTAGCCCGAACTACCCGAATCGTGTTGGCTACCTGGGAGGAAGCACGGGAGCCGGCTTCTGCTTGACCAGCTTCGTCTTCCCCGCAGATTACCAGAGAGATTTCCTTATCAATGTAGTCAATCAGATTTTTGAAAACTTCGGGAGAGCCTTGGGGGACAACAAACTCCAATTCGTAACCCTCCGGCAGAATCATTGCTGTTTCTTGGGAGAGATTGGATAGGTGACCGTAGAGCGTATCCAACTCTCGTGTGCTAGCAGAGAGCGGTGCTTTTGCAACAGCTGTCGGCGTCGCGTAACGGTCGCCGTAGAGGACGTAAGATTCGATGGCACGGCGCCGAAACTTGACAAGAGGATAAAGAATCCGACCGAGAGCAGCACCGTATGGATCACCGTTGTGCGAAACATAATATCGTGATACGATAAACTTCCTTTGGGGTAGTTCAACACCCTCGAACATCCGGTTGAAGGTTAGGCAGCGCATGGTAAATCCGTTTACTGCGTCTTCCTCCTCCTGGAAAACGAAGCGCCGTTGGTCCCTCATTCGCACATCGAAAGGTATAACTCCACGCTTGGTTTTTTTCCACATGATCTCTCCAACAGAGAAACCAGTGATGAGCGCCTCTGCCATTCCGGTGTAGATGTCGTCAAGGGGCATTTCCTCGAGAACCTCTGCGACGAAGTCGCGCACTGCGAGGTCGCCAGGCTTGTCTGAGTATTGTTGCACAAACCAAGGTCTAGAAGTGACCTCTTGCATTAGTTTGCGAAAGCAAGATTGCACTTGCTCGTCGTAGAGCAACCGGGTATACACCACAAAGGCACGGTTACCTCCCTTGGCAATTAACAAATCGTCATTAGGTCTGACGATGGTATTACCTTGACCCGTGAATGGGCTGCTCGACCCAAATTGATAAATCGAAGATAAATTGTAGGGATCCGAAGTATATTTTGCAACTTCGCCGTTAGGAACTGGTGCCGTTTGAAAACGCTTTGCCACTTTACTTACTCCTTTTGAGACGACCGCGAACCCAACCTTCACCGGGGCACTTTTTTGCACGAGTGCAAATAGTGCCGTTATTCCACCACACGTTTCCCAGACCTGCAGCACCCCCTCGTCCATCCTTACATCTAACTTTTTCCCATCGCCCGGTTTCTGCTAACATTGTCCCAACTTTTCTTCCCGTTTCAACCCAGGAATTCAGCGTTTCCTCAGTGATGTTTCGTTCTGAGTAGGGTTTTACATCGTAATCTAACCTCCCTTCCACCCAACTTAGTCCCGGGTGAGTTTTAGAACGAGTTTGCTCTACTCCGTTGTTATACCACTTGTAGCCGGGGCGAGGTGGCAGAGTAGTACCAGTATATTGAATACTTTTGTTCTCAGCATCAACCTTCCGGGCAAGACCCAAAGTTCCGCAACTCACTGGGGTCCTCCCCCAGTGCCGTTCCCAGATAATGCCCATGGCAGTTGCAGCACCTGCCACCTTCCAAGTCTTCCAGTGATGCCGTCCATACCGTTTTAAGCACGCCTTGAACAGCAACAAGTGCGCCAGCACATGCTCCCTCGCAGTCAAAAACACCACCCTGTTATTCTCACCAAAGATCGCTTTGATAAAAATGTGGTGCCGCTCAACATAGCACGGGGCAGACTTCTTGGTCCAACCCCGTTGCTCTGCCTTACGCATTAGTTTAATGTAGTGTCCGAGGTAACTCACACGGCAACAGCGTTTATAACCTATTTTACCCTTTAGTTGGCGAGCGTAAAGTTGAGGGGAGGTTGAGGTTGCCCGTTGATGGAATACTGAATGAATACCCTGTACAAACCATCATCTCCCCCAGTCCGCCAATCCCCCGTAACCGACAAATCACTCAAACCGGCAACATTTTGCAAGATGCTGTATTGAATCGCGGAGTTGATCTGCCCGGGATCCAAAATCTCAAGCACATAGTCGCCAATGCCGTATTCCGCCCGCATAACCCTTTCGTAGTACCTCATTTCCAGCACGCTGCGGATTTGCTGGGTGACCGTAGCATAGTCCGTGCTTGTGGCAAGATTAC